GATAGATGGTCTTTGCAGCAAGACCAGAAAGCTCTTGAGATCTATTTTCTACATCAAGTAATTTTTTCTCGCAAGCAAATTCATACAGCTCATAAGAAAAATCTAGCAATTCCTTAACCAGCTTTACGGAAGATTCGTGGCCGCCATACTTTGGTACAGGTATACGAATTAAAGAACCAAGTCTTTTCCCATCCATATAACCCATCATCTTTTCTGGGATATCGTCAGAAAAGTCCTCAAGGCCCTCATACAACTTACCTAAAGCGTCGTGTTCCCATCCGCCTTTAGTTTGCTGATGAAATTCGTGTGCAGCATCGTGAAAGTAAAATAACCTGTCACGGATTTCTTCTGGTGTGAGGGAAGTCTTGGTCTTCACCTCTTCCCCAGACATTCTGATTTTAGCTGTAATTGCCATTATGATTTCTTTTTCTTGGTTTTTAACTTAATCTTCTTCTCCTGCTTGAGCATTTCTTTTGTTGGCGCTTTACCGCTCCCCTTATTGGCGCGGATATTATCCCAAAGACCTCTTGGGGAATAACTACCATCTGCTCTTTTAATCATTTCTTTCATTTCTTATAAGGATTTTCTTTGTGCCATTTTTTTGTAGCCCGAACACCTTCTTTTACAGTCTTTGCTCCGGCTTTTTCAGTAAGATCTATTGTGTCCCATTTACCCTTATCAGCGGTAGGATGATTAACCATAATATGGCCTTTTACACCTTTACCTTGTCCAGTAGGACTTGTTTTTTTGTAAACAACGTGATTTTCACCACCACTTCTAAATCTTACCTTTACCTTCATTAACAAATCTTGTAAAGTCTTACTAATACCTTAGTAGCAGTAACTGAAGTTCCGGAAAGTTGCAGGAAGCGACCAGTATATCCAAAACGAACAAGTCCTGATGCTGCGAGGGAAGTCACGGCAGTACCCGCCGCTAAGTTTGTTCCTTGCACAGCAACAAAGTTTGTCGCCGACACGGCTGATCCATCGGATACACCTTCAATAGCACCAGAATCGTTGGTATGCAAGAAGTTTACCGTACCGCTTGGGCTTACCAATTGGACGATTGCGTAATCAAACCCACCTGTGTCAAGTTTTACGTCTGAGTCTGCGTTAAAGTCGTCTGTTACATCTAATACAATTTGAACTGACATATTTTATTTTTTAAACATTAAAGACAATTGTTGCGTTTCCGTAAAGATATCCGGGGTTGTTAGGAGAAGCAAAGCTCAAGTTCGGTTGTAAAGGAGATACCTCAAGACTTGTGCCATAAGTATCTACGCGGGCTACACTTCCGTAAACAGAAGTACCGCTTATATACGCTTCTGTACCTACTGGGATATTTGCAAGATTTGACAAGTCACCAGAGGCAAGAGTTACCACAACGTCTTCCCCTCTAAGGGCTTGAGATGCTTTTTGATTTACTAATGAGATTGACATTTTTATATTTTATTTTTATTGTTCGGGAAGTGGTGGTTGTTCCTCTGCGGGCATTTCTTCGGGAGCCACTTGTTCCCCCGCACCCTGCTGCATTTGTTGTTGAGCTGCGGCTTGGGCTGCCTGCATTTGAGCTGCGATTAATTGTTTTTGCTCGTCTGTTGATACTACGGCTGCAAGACCTACATTTTCCATAACAGCATCAATAAGTGGTTTGATTTCTGCGGGAATAGGAAGTCCTGTTTCCATAGATTTTAAATAAGCGGCAGTGGCCATCTGTAGTACGGCGGTTCTATTCTGGGCCTCGGCGGTCATTTGAGCGCGCTTGATGTCCATCATGCCTTCTTGTTCCTTTGTTGCGCGCTTTTCTTGTTCGGCTACTTGGGCTGCTTGTATTTGCCCTTGAATCGTCATCTCTTGATTCTGTGCCGCTGTTGTTTGATTGTATATAATCATTTTCTTTTGCGCCCTTCTAAATAATGCTTCCGCTAGCTTCACATCTTCTTTAGCTACACGCATTAATTGGAAAGGATCTACAAATAGTACAAGGTCGGGGGAAGATGCGAGAGCCTGTTGGAGCATAGCGTCAAATCTCGAAAGCTCGTATTGGTCAGGAAGCATCTGTATTCTTGAATTGAATATTCTTCCAGCCACATCATCCGCCTTTACAATATCTCTATATACGCTTGAACCGTACTGAACTGAAGTCTTTAAAAGGGAAGCCACCTTTTTGGCGGTATCAGCCATACAATTAGTATATGCCCAATAAAAATAATCGGTAGCGTTCTGGGCAACTTGCTCTGCTGTATTGATATTAGATACCGCAACACGGGGCTGAAGAGCGCTTGAAATCAAGTTCGGATCTTCCCCTAACTCATCTTTTAATATCTGATAGTGCTTATCGTAAAGAAGTATTAAGCCCTGAAGCTGGGACAAAAAGCCAGAATTTGCAAGTTCTGTAATCGGTACAGGTACATTATTCCCTTCGGCGTCACGTCCACGATAATAAATGTCTCCCGTTTGATCGTAGAGTTTTTTAACGTCAATTGCTTTGTTTCCATCTCCGAGACCATAGTCTATGTTTTGAAGAGCGTCCCAATTTACGGCAGCTCCCGTTGGGCGCATCTTGGCAACAAGTTGTTGCATCTTTAGACGCGCAATAATCATTTGGTCTACGGGTTCCTGTATTTTTTCTGGTATGGCGAGGGAAGTCATGTCGTAGTTCTGCACCATATAGAATGTGTACGAGAACTCAGCATTACCAATTTCTTTTGGATCTTGAGGGCGAATCATATTCCTTTTAATGCCCCACTCAAGCATTGTATTTGTAGGGCGACAGAATACGCCGCGGTATATATTCCATTTAGTGTCAGCAATAACTTTTTCGTTTTCTGACGGCTTTTCTGGGCGACCTTTCTTTACAATAGTTGATTTGTTCTTTTTTGTTGTAACAACTGTGTAGTCGTCACTATCAACCGTTTTAAGCTCAAACTCAATTACGTCAATATTCCATTCGTCATAAGGACGAAGGAAGGTTACATTCCATTCGGTAAGCCAAGTAATATTATCGTAAAGTTGAAACTCCTTTGAAAACTGAGCCATCTTCCAAATTTCCTCTTCGCTTATCTTTCCCCCAAACTCAGTTCCATATTTTCTGCGAAGTTCACTTATCTTATAAGTACGAATTACTCCACGCCAAGTTGTGTCGCGGAAGTCGGGATAGCTTGAATAAGAGTAAAAACAGTTTTCAGGCTTTAGCCAATCAACGTGAATTACACCTTGATCATCCATCCAAGTATAAGTTCCAACAAAGCCACACTCGGCGCTGTCGTGAAGCATTTTTTCTTTTAACGTATCAAACCAGCCATTAGAAGCAAGCACATCGTTGCAACCAAGTTCATACTGAATCTCTTCGGGCAGTCTTTGAAATTGAGATTGCCAAAGTTTTAACTCTTCTTTATCTTCTGGTATTTGTTCTGCTTCTGGCAAAATTTGCACACCAGACTCTTGTTGTAATCTCTCAAGTAGCTTTCTATTTTCAATAATAAACTCAAGATTTTCGTACTCTTCCTTCTTTTGTTTAGTTGAAATAGAATCAATTGCTGTTACCTTAATCTTTTCGCTTCTAGACATCCATCTTCCTACAAGACCAGATATAACGCGATTAACAATGTTGATTGATTGCCAATTGATATTAAGATAATTAACTTTTCCATTGAACTCAAGCAAGTCTTGGAATTTACTCATTGGTACGCGACCATTTGCATAACCGCGATTTGTTCTCCAACGAGCATTTCTAACCCAAAAATAACTTGATATACCACCACGAATAGTGGAGTCAATATATTGTGCTAATCGTTTACCGTAGTTCCAATCGGACTTTTCCTTGATAGTTAATTTATCAAGCTGAAAAGTTTTAAGGGGTTGCGCGGAATAATCCTGCATTACTTCGCATATTTATTCCATACAAATATAATTCTTTTTTACGAAAAAATTTTTTATTATATCGCCGCCCCGTTAGGGTATATTTTTACTAGGGGTGTTTGGGGAAGTGGCGGCTTGTAAATTGGCTCCAGCCCCGCAACAAGGGCAATCATTGCGCTTACCGTTCTGTCGCTTGGGGTACGCTTGGATGGCTCAAAGTTCTTAAGATCTTCCAAAAGCTCCAACCAATATATCTTTTCGCAATAGTGTTCAACGTAACTAATCATTGAATCGTTTTGCTTGGTCATAGCAAAATCTGTTACAGGAAATCCGTAATGCCTTTCTACATTATCCTTCTTCCTCTTGCTTGGATCTATTGCGTTTAAAGGGAACTTAGCAAGATAACCCAGCTTGCCCCTATTCTTAAAGTAGGTGTAATAGTCGTCTGCAACAAATTCGTAATAAACTTGATATCCGAGATACTCGGCAGCAAGTATGATTTGATTATGAAGCTCTTCCTTTTCGTTTGGTCGCCCGTAAAGGTGGCCAGTAAACAGTCCCGTATTCAGGGGATCTCTTAAATCGTATTTAGAATAAACCCAAGCAGAAGCTTTAGATCCGTATCTTTTACCGCCTTGCGAGTTTGAGTATCCATCCACCCCAATAACGCCGATATCTATTCTTCCCGGTCTCTTTGTGCCATTATCGTAATAGTGCTTATTTACCTCACCCTTTAGGTTTAGGTCGCTAACAAACTCCCAAGCAAAGGTCTCCGTGTCCCTCGCATCCCTCCATCTTATTGATTGATTAATCTCATCTCTGTAAAATATAATCTTTCTTTTGGGTACTGGACTCTCTTTTAGTCTTTCTATCTGCTCGTTTAGTTTAACTACATTAAATATACAGTCAGCATTTGCCGACATAAAAGCCTCAACCTCGTTGCAGGGATTCATACGAATCTCTTCCTCAAGGTCGTCCCCGGTTCTTCCTTCGCGTCTCTTTAATATATAAGCCTTTGCCCCTAACTCTATATCCTCTTCACTAATCTCACTTATTGTAACCCCGTTTTCGTCTGTTACAACCCATTTGTCAACTAGGTATTTCTTTTGTTCTGGTGTCGGGGAATTGATGACAGAGAATCCGTATTGATCTATAAAACCCTCGTATCCGTCAAAGGATGGACTAAAATACCTTACAAGTCTGTTAATTGTGGGGGTTCTTTTGTCTACGTCAGCATTTTCCCAAAGCAACTTGAACTCAGAACCCCCTTTAGACATTTTATTAACCGTAGAAGGCATTTCAACAAAACCGACTCTTTTAACACCCTTTACAAGCGTCTTTGAGATAATCGCAAAAAGCTGTGAAGCTTGAATCTCTTTTTCTAGTTTACCAAACTCATCCAAGAGTAGTCGGCTCATACGACCACGGTCATAAGCGTTTAGTACAGGCGCGCGGTAGTTAATCTTAGACCTATTACCCTCGTCTTCTTTTTGGGCATCAGCAAATCCTTCTTTTACATTTGAAGCCTTCTGAGCAAACACAAGCTCTGTAACGCTATCCTCCCTGTTTATCTGCTTGGGCTTTAGAAAGGCGGGTAATTGCCTATACCCATAGGCAACCATCTCCGTAAAGGTTGCGCGCCCATCCTCGTTAGACTTAGATACAAGACCGCAGTTAGAGTTCTTGTAAAATATTGCCTCGTAGACAAGATTTGATGTTGCTTGGGAAGACGCACCCTCGCGGCGCTTTTTGGAACGGATAACCCCTAAAGCCCACGGCACATTTTCCCAATGCTCCAAAAATGTAAAATAACGCCTATCGCAATCTCTGTATTCCGGCCTTGAGCCATCCTCTAGCGTCCACCATTGAAGATAGAAATAGTATTTTTTGGGTATGTAAAAAGAGCTTCCATTTATGTAAGCCCAAATACCCTTCTTGCATTTTTCAAGTTCTGTTATTGCGTAATCCTCTTGTTCTTCTGTAAGTATTAGGTCACCAGACTTCGTGTATTCAACCTTTTCAAAAAATGAGGGCAGTTCTTCCCTAGCCCACATCTGCTCATCCTTTGGTTTATCCCAATTAAGGATTTTTTCGTGCGGGGGAACATCTGGTAGCTTACATTTTGTCCCGTATATTAATTCAAAGTTCATTAAACTCTGCCTTGGCCTCTGTATACCCTTGACTTTCTATCGTGTTTGTTTCTTGACTTTTTAGCCTTTCCGCCTTTTGTCTTAAAAAAGACTACTTTTCTTGAGTCGCTTGATGATTTTGACTTTGCCATAAATTAACTTCTTACGTCTGCAATTCTTTCTAAAAATGGTTTTTTTTGCTCTTCTTTCTTAAACCCTATACTTTCTCTTAGAGATCGTATTGATTCGCTTACCGCGCTACTCTTTTCAAGTATCTTAAATATCCTCTCAAAACTCTTATCCTTGGCGTCATCAATATTTACATTCTTAAGATTGACGCTATTTAATAGGTCAGCCATTTCATTTGCCTTTCTTTGCAAACTGTAAAACAGCTTTTCAACGCCATTATTTTTATAGCCCTCAAGCTCTTTTTCAAGCTCGGCTATTCTGTCTTCAAGAATTTTTTTTCCAGCGTCAGTCATACAATAGTTTTTGCAGAAATGGGTGTTAAGCCAACAAGAAGTTTTCCTTTATTTAAAAGCTCTGTCAAGTCTTCCCGAACAGCAATAACCTCTTCTCTTTCGTGGTCTTCGCCGGGGAAGTGACGGAATCTAATTATACTTTCTTCTCTACCTTGTCTACCTTGAAATATTATCTCGTAGTCGCAGGATTTTAAAGTATGAACAATCTTGCCTTTAAATTCTCCTGTTGTGGCATACAAAATATCTGGCATTACTTTTGGCTCAATACCATCCAAGAGTCCATCGTATGGCCTAAAAACCCTTAACGCAAAATCAAAGCCCTTTAGCGGCTTCCATTCTTCATCAAACCAAGCATAACATTGCTCCACAGGAACGGAATAGTATTTAATATCGCTTCCCTCTATTTCTCCAGAAAGACTTGCGTAGTTGTTTATCTTGTAAGAGTCGTGAGTCATATTCGGGTGTATTAGAATTTCACTACCCTCCTTTAACCCATCTCCATCAATTACAATAGCATTAACTGGATGCGTCTCTCTTTTGTTGAGATTATTCCAGTTTCTTTCTAGTCTTATTTTTAGCCCACCTTCAAATGTGTAGCTATTCTTGCTTTCGTGATCTACGCTAATAATTACTTTGCCCTCTACGGCCTTCATAAAGTTGTTTGTGTGTCAGTAAATATACGAGAATTATTTCTTGTATCTCATAATTGGCGATTTTTTAAATCGCTCAATAGCTTCTTTTGTTTTCATTTCAAAAATAGCTTCTTTAGCCATTTTATTTACTTTTTCTTGCTTTTTCTTGTCGCCATAAAAATCCTCTTTCTCAAGCTCCTTCATCATCCCAGCCTCTCTTTCTTTTACACTAAGGGGTTTTTCAACTTTGACAACTTTAATACTTGCCTTTATAGCAGGCTTTTTTTTCTTGCCATAGAAGTCTTCTTTTTCAAGCTCCTTTATCATTCCTGCTTCTCTTTGCTTCGCGGTTAACTGAGGTTTCATTATTTTTTATTTTTATTACGTTCTGAAATGTTTTTAGCTTTTGCTTTGGCGTCTGCCTTTGAAGAGGCGCCCCAAGCCCTTAAAGATAAAAGCAAGCGAGTTGGTTTTCCATCTTTATATTCCGGCCCCGGCATACCACCCATACGAGCAAGAAAGCTTGCTCTGCGAGGATTATCGCCCGACTTTACAGGAGCCTTTAGGGTTCCTCCTGTTTGTGCTTTATATGAAGCTCGGCCCTTTTCATTCAAACCTCCCTTTGGGTTCTTACCTTCAGAACGAGACCAAGCGGCGCTTTTAAATCTAATTTTTGGCATAAAATACCTTTTACCAAAGTTAACATTTTTTTGCCACCAAATAAAAAGAGTACCTATCCTCCCCCACATCAAGACCGTCCTCAATAATTTCAAAATAAGGCAGAAAATAGGGGTGTCCTGTAAAGTTTAGGGCTTCCCCACAAAAGGTGCGGCGAAACCAAAACATAAAGTCCGCGTGCTTAGTGTCGTGGAAATGCTCCCTGTTTTCATAGTTGTTGTAATAGTTGCCATCTGGAAGATACAGAATAAAATAGCCTCCAGACTTTAAAAGCTTTGACCATTCTAATATTGCCCTAAAAGAATCGGGTAGATGCTCTAATACGTGGGAGCTAAAACAACAATCAAACTTTTCTACTAATTCTGGGAATTGGGTATCAAGGCCATACAAACTACTTGTTAATTTTTGGACGTGGGGGAACTGACGGCCATCAATCCCGACCGCTTGCGGGCAAACAAGATCATCCCCGCAACCAATATCCACAACCTCCCCAACCAAATACTTTTCAATTTTGTGCTTAATTTTTGAAGCTTCTGAAGGCATATTATTTTATTAATTTTTGTACCGAATCTATGGCTTCCAAAACTTTAGCTGTAGAGTATACAGCGCAAGGAGGCATTGTTTCGTTGATATAACAAGGCTCACTTTCAACACCTATTTGTTCATGCCAGCAATAGGGTTTGTTACATATTGGGCTACTACTAACGTGATTCGTTAGTACCACCTTATTAGATAGCTCTGCGTGTACTATTTCTGGATTGGTATTGCCGAAAAAAAGAATAGACGGAACATTAAATGCTGACGCTACGTGGCTTACTCCACTATCTATTCCAATAAAGAAGTCAGCACTTCCCACCGCCCAGCACAAAAAGTTCTCGTTCATTGTGTTTAGGTAAATAGCATTTTTAATTAACGGCACATTTCTTTTTCCAACTTGGAATACCGTATATCCTCTTGCTTGAATATTAGCCACAACGCTTTCCCAGTCAACTCCAAATATATTTCTTCCTGATTGTTTTATCCCCTCAAGGTGTATTACGCAATATTTTGGAGATAACTTGGTTGCTTCATTTATTTCAAATCCTACGTGCAATTTGGGGTTTCTCATCTCCCCGTCTTTAATCCCGCAGTATTGATAATAAGTAAGTAATCTATTTTGTTTTGGGAAAGACTCATAGGCCATATCTAAATTATAAAACTCGGCTGTGGCTAAAAGGCTTTTATTTATTGTTTTGGGATGCTGTACGGGGAAGTAATGGTTTACAAACAGCATATAGAATTGCTCAAGCGTATCAAGCACTACTCGGTATCCCTTTTTATAAAAATAATGCAAGATGGGTTCAACAAGTATTACATCACCCATTGATGCTTGTCTTTTTATCACTACCGTTTTTTGATACGGCTTATGGAATCTGCCGTGAAAACCGAAGGTGTCGTAAATTGGCGGACGAAGCTCATAGGCAAACTTATCGGCGGTTTCTTCATCAGCAAACTTGAAACCGTATCCATTTTCTAAATAGTATCGGTATAATCTAGCAATAATTTCATCTTCGGGAGATGTTATTTCTATATTCTTATCTGTCGCAATAATGGTTTGTAGCCTAAACGATCTTAAGGAAAACCCTCCGTTCCCTACATTACGGCCATCTGTATAAAGCCAAGGCGCGCCAATGTAATCGTAATTATAAAAATCATCACTCCACGAATTACCGTTTAGAACATAGCCGTCGTGCTGAATTACAAGACAAAACTCCGTATTTATATATTTATAAAGCTCCTTTACAACAAAACGAGAGTATTCTTCTTTGGATTTTATAGGTAATATTTTTATTACCTGTATTTTATACCCCAAGTCCATATCCCGGTCTGTCAAAAACTTAACAGAAGCAAAGTCGCATTGCTCCATACTTTTTTGTATAGCAACAAGCGCTTCGCCGTGACGAGAGCAATCAATACAAATTAATGTTACTCTACTTAGCTTTGTTCGCACTCCAAGTTTTTTTAAGTCTGCGATAAACTTTTTTCATTAAGTCGGGGGAAGATGTGGTAATAATTTCCGCTAACTTCCTAAGTTTTTTAGCTCTTACTTTTCTCATTGTTTCCAGTTTATTGGTATTTCAATATCAAATCCACTTCCGTACATTGGGTTGCCGTACACCCGAATATCTTCAGATAGGTAGTGCAATACTACTCCACCCTTAAGCCTAACAAGCCAAACTGTATTAACGTCAATTCCGTAGTCTATAAGCAAAAGGGCGTCACCTTCTCCGTGAGGCGTGTGTACGGGAATTGGTGTTTTAAATTCGTGTATCATTTTGCCAACTTATTAAAATAATAATCAAGACTTCCTTGATGATAAAAATCATAACCACCATTACCTATCGGTATTACATTTGGCATCATTGGGAACAGCTCTAAGATACGATTAACTTTCATCGCCTCTGCAAGCTGAAAGCAAAAGCTTTGGTTGCCCAAAAAGAATTTACAACCCTTAATCCAAGCCGCTAGCTGGTAAAAATCATCAACCTCAAGCCTTGGGATGTCTAAGTCCCAAGTTCTGCAAAAAAGATCCCTTTCGTTTTCAAGCCCAGCAAACACAATCCTGTCTTGGTGTTCCTTTAAAAAAAAGTAGTTAATAAGATGATTTCTGTAGCGCTGGGTAAAGTTTATAATAATCTTGTCATTCTTCTTTGCCTTGACATTTAAATAAGGTTGGGAAAGGTCAGAGGCCATCTGGGGAAAAACATAATTAAACCATCTGTTAAGACTTCCTCTTGGTTGATTCGTGTATCTTTCTTGCCTAATTAAATCAAAGTCAATATCCACGACTTCCCCCGCGTACTTACAAAAATCTTCTATGTATGGCTGGGAAGTTATGAGTCTTTTTAAATTATCAAACATATAGTCCGACATACATATCGGCTCATCAAATTCATTTTTAAACGGGTGTATACTCCCATCGTATCCAGCCCCCGGCATACCTATTCTTTGGTACACTATCGTTTTCCTGCCCGTATCTTCCCACATCTTCTTAAGTCCTGCCATAAAACTAATCAGGTCTCCAGAAGGCGAAGATGTTTTACACTTTAAAGGATTTTGCATAATTTTGTTATGATATTTCGCAAGCGTTTGCGAAGAGTTTTCTTCACGGCTTAAATTGTAAACAATGCCAACTAATCTTTTCTTGGTGCAAGTCTATGGTATAGACGCACCCGGTGGAGCGACTGAAATTGCTGCGGCTGGTGGACAAGCTAACTTGTTCGGCAACCAAGGTATTCACGTTTATCCAACAACTCAGACAAGAGGTGTAGCTCAAGTACAATGTAACGCTGTTGTTGAAGTTTTTCCACAGGGATTGAATCAAATCTCTACGAAGTACTTTACCGACAGAACTGTTGCTCAAGTACAGTCTTTGGCTAACGCCTAATAGGTTTACCCTATTTATAAAAGTCCGGCCCATTATGGTCGGATTTTTTATTATAGGGATTGATTAAGCGCTGCAAGCTCTTCTTGCTTTGCCTGTAACTTTTGCGCAACCTGTTCTTTTAGAAACTTTAAAACCGCAACCTGTTCGGCAACGTCTCCTTTATTAAGCTCTTTTACAAGCTTATCTACGTTAATTTTCTCTTTCATTAGTCTATGTATTTGTTTGTGATAAAATAAGATACGAGCTGCGTGGTGTTCTTGCAATTAAACTTTGCCCTAAGTAACTGTAGCTTGTAGGCGAATGTGTTTTTGTTAAGTCCTAGTTTTTCGGCCACACCCTTGGCTTTTTCGCCCGTTGCAAGAAGTCTAACCCATTTTACTTCCTCTTCGCTTGGCGAAGGGGGAGTGTATGTTTCTGCGTTTTCCATACTGCAAAAATAAGCATTAAAAAGAATTTTACAAAAAATTTTACAATTTATTTGGTTAACCAATTTTTTTATATATTTTTGTTTAGATTTTGATTAAATAAGATAGTTTATTATATTAGTAGCCGATTATGGGCATAGAACAGATAAGAGAATTAAAAAGGCAGGCAGGAGTTCCCAAGACGCCTAAAAAATATTCTATTCCCAAAAAATCAAAAAAGAAATTACAAGAAGAAAAAGAAGACCGCAAGCAAAGAGCGGGAGACGATACCGAACTTGTTAAATGGTATAAAGAACGTCAAAAAGAAATGGGTGGTAATTGCGCAGAGTGTGGAAAGCCGACCACGACAAAGATCTATGAGTTGGCCATTCATTCTATTTGCCACCTACTTGCAAAAAGAAAAACAGTAGCACCAAGCGTAGCTACACATTCTAACAATTGGATTGAGCTTTGTCCAGATTGCCACTATAAGTTTGATAATAGTGCGTGGGAAGATATAGCGAAGTGGGGGTGTTGGCCAGAAATTAAAGAAAGATTACAAATACTTTACGGAGATTTGGCGGATGATGAGCGCCGTCACTTCCCAGACATAGCGCTATGAAAACTTATATAATCGTATGTTCAGTTATTTGTTGTATTGTAATATACAAAGCATTTAAACACACATTTTTTGATAAATAATAAAATTATGGAAACGAAAAAAAAGGGACGTAAGCCATTAAAGGAAGGAGATAAAGTAACGCTTGTGTCTGTTTATTTAAAAAAAGAAGATAAAGAAGCTGTTGTTGCTAAGTACGGATCTGTAACCAATGCAATAAAAGAAGAAGTCTTGCCAAGACTTGATCTCCCTAAAAACGCAAATATATGATACGCAAAAAAACGGTTTGGGTTAATGGATGCTTTGATATACTGCATCCGGGACACTTTGAACTTCTTCGTTATGCAGCAACCCTTGGTAACTTGCACGTAGGCATAGATTCTGACGAAAGAGTAAGAAAAGCAAAAGGCCCCGGCAGACCAATACACGATGAAGGGTTTAGGGCTGATATGCTTTCCGCTTTTTCTTTTATTAAAAAGGTTTACATCTTTGAAACCGACTGGGATTTACGATCAATTACAAAAAAATTAAAACCCGACTTTTTGGTTATTGGTGATGAGTATAAAGACAGAACCATAATTGGAGCAGAAAACGCAAAGAGAATTGTGTTTTTCCCAAAATCATTACACTCTACTACAGAAGTAATAAACAAAATTAAATATGGATAAAAAGCCGATTTGTACCGATTGTTGCCAAGTCCCTAAGGGTTGGGGTGGCGAGATTGTTATAGTAAACAATGATCTTTATTGCGGCAAGATTCTTGTCTTTAATAGCGGTTGCCAGTTTAGTATGCACTACCACTTAATTAAGCAAGAAACTTGGTATGTAGTTAAGGGGGAGTTTTTATTTTCTTGGATTGATACAGAAACGGGTGACAAGCACATACAAACCTTGTACGAACAAGACGTTGTTACAATTCCTATTGGTATGCCTCATCAACTAAAGGCGCTTCGTGACGGAGAAATATTTGAGATATCTACACAACATTTTGATTCCGATAGTTACAGAGTATGGAAAGGAGATTAAAATTAAAAGCTAAAGACCTTAGTGTTAGAGACCATATAGCTATACAGGTCTTACCAATTCTTTTAGCAACAGCGACAGATCAAGATTCTCCTGATGAGGTTTGTGATGAAGCTATAAGGATTGCTGACATACTTGAAAAAAAGTTAAATAGTGAATATATACGTAGACATAGACGGAACGATTTGTGATAGTGTTGGGGGAAGATATGATGAAGCGTCGCCAATCCCCCAGCACATAGACAAAATAAACGCTCTTTATGAAGAGGGAAATAGAATTACTTATTATACGGCAAGAGGACAGAACTCTGGAAAAGATTATTCTGATTTAACATATAACCAACTTATAGGATGGGGTTGTAAATTTCACGACTTAATAATGAACCATAAACCAGCATACGACCTAATGATATGCGATAAAACCAAGAGGATTGAAGAGTTATGAACTTTTTAGTTATAGGGGAAAAATGTAGAGATGTTTTTGTGTATGGGGAAGTCACAAGGCTTAGCCCAGAAGCACCCGTTCCTATATTTAAACCAAACCGAATTACAGAAAATGGCGGTATGGCGCAAAATGTTTACAATAATCTTTTTTCATTAATAGAAAAAAAGTCAAGCATCATAGGTCATTTTTGCCACGAAGAAATAAGGAAGACAAGATATGTTGATGATAAATCAAATCATTATTTCATACGAATTGACGAAAACGATACATCACGACCAATAGAGTTTACTTCTCATTTTAAAAAAATTATATACGGCGCCGATTGTATTATAATTTCAGATTATGATAAAGGTTATTTATCGCTAAACGATATTTATCAAATTTGCCAAGAAAAAAGAGATGGCGCTATTGTTTTTTTAGATACTAAGAAAAAGCTTACCCCTGTAATATTTGATCAGATTGATTTTGTTAAATTCAATGAGTCGGAGTACGAAAAAAATAAAATGTTCGCAGAAGGGTATCTTGATAAAATTATTATTACAAAGGGTGGTAATGGAGCTACTCACAACAACCAAGACTTCCCCAGCACAAAAAAAGTAACCATAGATGTAAGTGGTGCAGGAGATACATTCTTAGCCGTATTAGCCTATTATTATATGCAAAGAAGGTCAATAAACTTTGCTATAGAAAAAGCTAATGAAGCGGCCTCAAAAGTGGTGTCAGAAAGAGGGGTTTCTGTTATCTAAAAATTTTTTTTTGGAAGTTTGGGAAGTTGTGGTGTATATTCGTTTCGCTAAACTAGGTTTCGATGTTATTAACTCAATTAACATATTTCAAAATACTGGCTTGTCCCGTAACGTACCTTCTCTTCATCGAGCTTGGTTTAGCAGCGTTATGGGCAAGCCAACCTTATTAAATTCTAAATAAAATGGCTAAAGATCCAGCATTTTTATTCTATCCCGGCGACTGGCTTGGAGGCACAATTGGGATGACTTTTGAGGAAAAAGGGGCTTATATGGACGTACTAATTCTTCAATTTAATAGAGGTCATATGACCGAAGATATGATTGCCCATATGTTAGGTCAATCGTTTGGTCGGATTTGGGTTAAAATTAAGGATAAATTTCAGGTTGATGAAAATGGAATGTACTTTAATGCCAGACTTAACGAGGAAAAAGAGAAGCGTAAGTCGTTCATACAGAGTCGCGTAAACAATAAAACAGGCAAAAATCAATACTCAAAAAAAGAAGCTCATATGAGAGGTCACTTGACCTCACATATGGAAAATGAAAATGAAAATGAAAATATAAATGGAATTAGAAATTCTTTGAAAAGGGGGTATGGGGGAAAAACTTTGAAAAAAGGTGCAAACTTTTGCGATTTGGATTTAGGTCGGGCATACTTCACCGAAGACGGCACGGTTTGGCAGGAATTGGGTGAAGAGCAGAAAAAACTTTTAGCCGAAAGAAAAATTAATTACTACGAAATTTATCAAGGGGAAATTTTTTAAAAAACAAAAATGTACTACGACCAGCTTACTAAACTCGGAATCAGGCTTCGCAAGAGAAGCGGCCAAGAAAAAACAACCTGCCCACAATGCTCAGAGGGCAGAAGAAAAAAAACAGATCCCTGTCTTTCGGTTAGTATTTCTCAGGGCGACTACAACTGTCACAACTGCGGATGGAAGGGGAATGTTAGGGCTTTTGTGGTTAAGGAAAGTTTGAAAAAATTTGAAAAACCAAGTCAGGATATGCTCAAAAATATTGAGCTAAATGACAGAGTAAAAAAGTATTTTGAAGGTCGGGGAATAAGTGAGGCTACATTGAAAAAATTCTTTATTCACGGCAAAGAAGAGTGGATGCCGCAAACCCAGAAAAAAGAGCGCTGTATCGTGTTCCCCTACATTCGTAATAGCGAAATCGTAAATGCAAAATATCGCGATGGGAAAAAGAATTTTCGCTTGGTAAAAGATGCTGAATTGATTTTTTTCGGGATGCAAACTTTAGAAGGAAGACGTTGCGCAATTATCGTGGAAGGTGAGATTGATGCTCTTTCCGCATACGAAGCTGGTTTTGGGAAAAACTACGAGCCTGCTTGCAATGCGGATGGTGAGGTGGTGGAACACGAACTTGGAAGATTTGCTGTTATTTCGGTTCCAAATGGGGCAAGCGCAGGAAGCCAGCGATTGGAGTATCTGGACAACAGCGCAGAGTATTTAAGCACTATTGAAGAATTCGTGATAGCGACCGATAACGACGCCCCCGGTCAGGCACTTCGGGACGAGCTGATTCGCCGACTTGGGGTTGAAAAATGCCGAACGGTGAGGTGGGAAATCTTAAAATCGCACCAGACGCACGGAAACGGCCCAAATTTCGCGCCAAAAGATTTTAATGAGGTGTTAGTCCATTTTGGAAAGGAGGCCTTAAAATCGCTCGTATTGAGTTCTCAAGAAATTCCGGTTGAAGGCATTTTTTATGTTGAGGATATTTTTTCTTCAATGTTGGACAATTTTAAACGAGGTGTTCAAGTTGCCCCGCCGACTAATTTTGGAGAAATGGATGAGTATTTTAGATGGAAAAAAGGTGATATAAATCTATGTACTGGATATGCTAACGCGGGTAAGTCAACCTTTATGCTTCAACTAATGCTTACTAAAAGCATTTGGGATGGTTGGAAGTGGGCAATATTTAGTCCAGAGAATTATCCCGCAAATGATTTTTATGATGACTTAGTTGAAATGTATTTAGGTAAGTGGACTTCAAATATGACAGAAGAAGAATATACGGAGGCTTGTAAATTTATAGGAGAGCATATATTTTTTGTCTATCCAGAAAACGAACACGATATTGAATCGGTGCACGAAAAGTTTAGATACTTAATTTTAAAAAAAGGATTAGACGGTGTAATGATTGATCCATTCAATCAACTTGATTCGATGCAAAGGTCTTATCAAAGAGAAGACCAATACTTATCAAGTGTATTAAAGGATATAAAAAGATTTGCGCTACTTAATGGAATTTGTTATAATATAATTGCTCATCCTAAAAGCCCAACCTATAGAGAAGACAAGTCGCTGCCTATTGCCGATATGTATGATCTTGCTGGTGGCGCTATGTGGGGTAATAAGGTTGATCAAATTATATCATACTATAGACCAAGGTTTCACGAAGATAAAAACAGTAAAGAGGTTGAGGTGTATATTCAAAAGGTTAAAAGAAAAAGAACGGGAGGACAGCTAGGGCACTTTGGGATTTATTTAGATTGGAGAACAAAAAGATATTGTCATCCCGTTAGTGGTCAGTTTTATTGTGATATGAAAATTGCTCGCAAGGCCACGTCTTCCCACAACCCAGAAAACATAACACAAGGAGAAATATCAAAGCAATGGCTACCATACAAGGATGGAGATACTGAAGCGCCTTTTTAATCTAACCCAAAATGAAAATACAAAAAGACACTCACGCCCCATTTAGATTTCCTCTTTTACTAATTAAACCAAAGTTATTAGTATACAGAGTTGCTTTTACGGAATCTTGTAGATATGATATTGGCAACGATCAGGGGGATATTAATAAACTATTTGGTATAGGATATTTTCCTCATCATCACGATAGTTCTGTGAGAATAGGATGGAATTATGATTTAGTGTCGGGGAAGATACAGTTATGGGCTTATTGGTATGCTGATGGTGTTAGGCAATACTCATACTTAAGAAGCGTTGATATTGGTATGCTGTATTATTTTAAAATATATATTGAGGACGGGGAACACACAATTGACGCGGCGGGTAGAATGTTTTCTGTTTATTTAAAGCCAAAAAGTATTGGCTATCTTCTTCGCCCTTATTTTGGAGGGAACAGAAAAGCCCCCCATACTATAGTAATAGATTTAAAATCTGTTTAATGGCAATAGTTAGAAACATACAAAACAATAATCTGTATAGATATCTTGGGGGTAATACATACCGAAATATTATGACTGGCGTAGAAGGAGAAATAGACGAAGCGGTAGCAAGTCGGATATTTAAGATAAACTTGGAGTTAACGGATCTGTGTGAGAACTTCCCCAACATAGAGATTATGATTAACAAGTTAAAACTTAAATCAGATAAAAATGGAACCGACAATTAAAAGGTTTGCTAAATGGGTTATTGAAAAATATCAAATTAATATACCCGAAAAGGTATTAGAAGAAATGTATAACGATTCTCGTAAAGAAGTAGTAAATGCGTGGGAAGACGGCGCACTTGCTGGAGAGTCGTATATGTTCTGGATAAACGGAAGTGAATATTATGATAAAACTTACTCAAACGATTTAAACGATACCGGCTCTCGTTAACCGGTTTTATTATGTCTGGTCTTATTAAAAAAACAGAAGGGGTTACTTACTTAAACATCAAAGAAGGGAAATTGGTGTCAAAGAAAAATGGTGTCCTCGAAACCTTTGACGGCGTTAAGGGTACAATTTCAAAGATTGAGTTTATCAAGGACGAGTACGAGGGTAAGCCTTACGAAAAGGCCGCTATCCACATTAGTTACGTTGATGAAAACTTTATCTTACAGATGCACGTTGATAGCGGGTATTTTAGAAACTTTTGTAATGCGTTAAAAAACGGCAATCCAAAAGAAGAGGTTTATATCCAGCCATCATTTAAAAAAGATGAAAGAGGTAAAAGTATGGCAGGTTGCTTTGTTTCTCAAAATGGAAAATTCTTAAAGCACGCACACACTAAAGATGCTCCGGGAGATCTTCCCCAACTTGAAACAGTAACCTTCAAAGGAGAAACGCGCTATGATAACTCAAAACAAATTGAATACTGGAAAAATTGGATATCTAAAACTTTTGCTGGAGAGGCTACACAAACACAAGAACAAGTAGAAGATGATGCTACGGATTTACCCTTTTAATGGAGGGAACAATAACGCTGTACGACTACAATAATGATTTTATCACCTCTTCAAGGTATAAGGGCCTATCAAACAGAAAAAGCATCATTCTGGGCTGGCGCAATAAATATGGCAAGAGGATGGATAGAATGTATTTACAAGTAGCACCTAATTACTTTTCATCACAAAAGAAGCCGAGGAAATAACCTCGGCTTTCTTCTTTACCGCCGAAACCCGACCAAGAGTCCCGTTATTAAATGGTGCGGTAATTAGTTTCCTTTACGGAACTCAATTCCTATAAAGACCTTTGTGGAATCACGAAGAACTTTACCGTCTACATATTGCTTTTGGATAGTTACGCAAGATGTCAGGGAAGTCGCGATACAGGTAAGTACGGCGATTGATAAAATCTTTTTCATAGATGCAAAGTTATTCTAAAACAAGGATAAAGTGGGACGTCTTTCCGCTTCCAGACTTGTAATAAGCCTTAACTCCGGGTAATGGGTTATTCATCTTTATTCTTTTTACAATTGCCTGCCTCGTAAGACCAAGCGATTTAGCGTACTTGGTTATAGAAATAATCTTCATAAAGCAAAGATAAAAAACGGGTTGCTAATTGACAACAAGTATTTGTACTTATTTACAATTGACAACCTCAGGGTATCCCCCTATCGGTGCCGTATCTTCCCCCACAACACAAGAAACAAAAGAAAGAGAAGAAGAAGAGAGAGGAACAATACACACAAGGGGGGAACACCACCCCCGCCCCCATACATCTACTGAGTGGCACGACTTCCCGCAACACAACGGACACAATAGAAGCAAGGGAACAAGGCAAGGACAAGACCAACCCCACCCCCCGCAACTATCGGCATAACTTCCCGCAACATTCAGCAAAGGCAAAAAAAACACCCCACCCCGTAAGGCAAAACCGAAGCCCCAAAAAACCCACACCCGCGCGGCGCGCGGGTGTCCCCTCTAAGAGTATGCCCGCAGCAAAAACCCCTCTTAAGAATAAGAGGGGCTACACAAACAATAACAAGAAAAACGCTGCTTACAAAGTTACGATTCCGATGTGTAAAAGTTCCCCAAACTTTTTCCAAAAAAAATTTGGAATTAAATTTAACCCGTATTACCTTCGTGTCTGATCATAGGTTTTTTCATAGGTTTGGTTAATGGATTTAGGAAACCCGCCTGTATTTCTATACGGGCGGCTTTTTTTAGTAAACAACAATAACAAGATATGACACAAACAACCCTGCACCTGCTTGCAGATGGCGAAGGTATCTTTAACCGTATCGCCGAATTTGCCGAAGGTCAAGACTCTCTTTCTGACGTGCTTGAAATGATAGACCGCTACGAGCCGCCAGCGTCTTGGATACTAGAACTTCCCTCACAATTAAAGGAAGGCACTTACAAAACCCTTCCCCTTGAGCTAATGGAGGCTACTGCAAAGCGTATATTTGGCCAAGGAAGCGCTATCGGTAGCATATCTAACCCAATTATCATTCAGGATAAACTGGGCAAATTTAGCGTCTCCGTGACCGTAGAATACGTCCTTTGTGGCAACTACGGCTACCATCACGTAACAGGTATCGCCTCTGTGACTTCCCCCAACCTACAAGGACTAGAGCTTGCTACTCCAAAGGCCTCATCAATGGCAGCAAAAAATGCCCTCAAGCAACTAGGAGGACTTTTCGGAAAGTACTTAAATAAAGTAGAGGATCAGGAAATCTCCGAGGCACCAAAAGAAAACTTGGAAGAGAGACTAGAATCACTTCCGGAAACATTAAAATCAGTAAAAAATCTTGAAGAACTCAAAACTTTCAGAAAATTAGTGTATTCAAAAAGTGTTTCACACGAAATTCAGGCGATTTACGAAGAAAAGTTTAGGGAATTAAAGTCAATTGACCAAAAAAAATAACCGAAATTTTAAAAAAAACAATATGAATTGGGATAATTTACTTGTAAGATGCTCTTGTATTGGCAAAGTTATGACACCCGGAAAGGGTACGGTACTTACCGAAAAACAGGCTGAAGAACTTGACCGCCTATCAGGACTTCCCCAGCGCACAGAAAAACAAGAACTCACCTACCAGACACTACTGGCTAAGAAAAACGCCCCTCCCGAACTATCAGACACCGCAAAGAGCTACCTAAAGGAACTTTATGTCTTTCATAAGTACGGAAAAGAGACAGTTGGCGGATCTGAGAGGTCAAAATACACTATGAAAGGCGTTTCGGTAGAGGACAATAGTATAAAACTACTAAATAGGCTTGATGGAGCGCTTTATTCCAAGAATGAAAGCTACTTTAAAAACGAATTTATCTGCGGAACCCCCGATATTATAGCCACAACTTCCCCCGACACCAAGAAAATCATAGACATAAAGTCCTCTTGGGATGGAGCAAGCCTACTCTCTAAGATAGGAAACCCACTAGACTCGAATTACTACTACCAAGTCCAAGGTTATATGGCACTTACTGGAGCTACGGAAGCAGAAATCGCCTACTGTTTAGTGTCAATGCCCGATGAAATCATAAATTCCGAGAAAAAACGCATCTTCTACTTACTTAATCCGGCAACAGAACAGAACCCGGAGTACCTCGAAGCCATAGAAAAGCTGGAAAACAATATGATCTTTGATGAAATCCCTGAAGAAGAGCGGGTTGTGCGCTTTAAGGTAGAAAGAGACGACTCAGTAATAGAAAAAATCTACGAAAGAGTCCGCATTTGCCGCCTCTGGCTTGCTGACTTTGAGAAACTACATACTGGACTTAATAGGAAATGAAT